TGGATCATGTTGTCGTTTTGGTCGTAGACCTCCACCCACAGGGTGCCGGCCACCATGGCAACACTGACCCACCCGTTGTCTTGCTCGACCAACACGTCAACGTGCTGTGGCCGGTTTTGTTTTGCTAATAAAGTCATGCTGTCTGCTCCTGTTTGTATGTTTGGTATGTGGCCTCGATGTACTCTTTGGCCGCGGCCATGCTGTCGTGGCTTTTGGTGAACTTGTCTGTGACCAACATGGTCACAGGGCGTCGGTCTTCGTGCAGACTGCGCAGGTCGCCAAACGACAACCACCCCACCTTCTTGCCGTCGAAGAACACGTCTTGGCCGTCGCAGGCCCTGTCAATTTTGTACTCGATCATGGTTCACTCCTGTACGAATGTGGTGCCGGCCAACTTGACCGACAGAATGGTTTCTTTGTTAATCGCGCGGTACTCTTCTTTTTTGACGTCAAACACTGTCAGGTACTTGTCCGCGTCTAACTTGGACGTGCCACCCTTGAGGTACTTGGTCACACCCAAACGGCAGAGCATGGTGCGCTCTGTGCCGTCTTTCTTGATGAATGTCACGCTAACGAAACGGCCGTTTGATGAGGCCACGATTGATGCTAGTTCTTTGCTGTCCATGGTTTGCTCCTTAAATTTCATAAATGACCACGTTGGGGTCGATCTTCATCAGGTCTTTGGCCGCGCCTGATAACATGCGGTACTTCATTTGCGCCTCTGTGTGGCTGATCTCGCCATCACAGTACAGATTCTCAGGGCTTAGTTGGTTGTCAATCAACTCTGCCACGTGTTGTCTACCCTCCGGTGTTTCGATTGTCAGTGGGGGGTTGTTGAACAGTTTACGCCAGTCGTTTTCTGCTTTGATGAATTTCTGTAAATTTTTCATGGTTTGCTCCTGTTGGTTGGTTGCTGATACTACTATGGTCAACTGGGGGTGAATTAGGGTAGGTTCCTAATGTAATCCATTGAATAAACGACGTACCCACCGAACTCGGAGGGCACGAGGTAACTGTCATAGTGGTGCAGGGCCATGTAGTCCTCGATGTCGTCGGGGTCCATGGTGGTCTTCTCGTCGATTGAGTGAATGATCACCATGGGCTCGATGTCGTGTTCTGTCACACCAAACCGGCCGTGTTCCATCATGCCAAACCACACGTCGACCTTACGCTTGAGGCCGGTCTCGGCCTGCAGGTACGCGCGCACTGTGTCCATGTCCTTCTTGCCTACTGTCCACGACGGCACGCCACCATCCAAGCACAGGCCACCGGTGCCTCGGCCGTACCGGTCGGTGCCCAGTATGGTCTCCACGTAGTACCGGCTGACAAACTGGCCGAACTCGGTGTGCGGGTAGCGGGTGTCATAGAACTCGACCAGTGGCTTGTCCTCGTCGTGGGTCAGGCAGAAGTCACGGCCGTATTTGTCGCCCTTGCGCAAAATGCGCACGTTGAATTTGTCTACTGTGATCATGCTGTGTGCTCCTCTGCAAATTGCTCGCGCATTGCGGCCAGTATGAACTGGCTCATGCGGTCCTCGATGCGCTCCTGTGTGTCCATGGTCAGCATGCTGTCCATCCAACGACGCGCCTTGATTTCTTTGGGCACGCCTGCAATTTTGAACAACGTGCTGAACTCACGTGCCCGATTGCACAGGCCGTTGTTGTACAGGTCGTAGTAGCAGTTAACTGCGCGCCTGAATGTGTCTAGGTGCTTGTTGGCACCCTGTGCGTCGTAAACCTCGCCCGACATGGGCAGAAGCTTCTCTAGCACGTCTGCGTGCTCTTGATAACGGCCTTGGCCGGTCCAGTATGTCTTGTTCATGGTTTGCTCCTCAAAATGGAATGTCTTCAAAATCTGTCGTGGCCTGCTGTTTGATGGCCTTGGGTTTGGGGTAGATATAGACGTCTACTGCGTCGGGGTCAATGTACTCTTCAAAGTAGTCGTTGACCAGTGCCTCGGCCTCCGCGCGTGTGTCGCAGGCCTTGAGCATGTGGGGCATGGTGCCCATGGTCGCGTCGGTGTAGGGGCAGTAGGCCAGTGCCTCGACCACCACCACGTGCTTGCCGTCTTCGTGCTCGGCACGCACTTGGTCCATGGTGCGCGTGACGCGGTCCCACTTTTGGATTTGTGCCGTCTCGTATGCGTTTTGAAAATCGATCATCATTTTGCCCCTTGTGCTTGGTTGAATCGTTTGAACGCGTCGTAACGCAGGACCGCGTTAAGGTAATTAAAGTAGGTCTCGTGGCCACCGGCCTCCCACTCGTCCGAGGCCTTGCACTGCTCCTCGTACGATGGAAACTCCAATGTCGTAAACTGGCCTGCGCGGTCGATGATGTACAGTGGAAACTTTCTCATTTTGTCAACTCCTCAATGTTTTGTGTGAAACCCGCGACGTGCGCGTTTAGTCTTTCTTGGCTTGTAACGTCTGCAAACAATTCGTGTTTGATCAGGCCGTCGCGTACCTTGGGGGCCAAGGTCCAAATGACGAATTTGTAGTCCCCGTTGAAGTAGTCCACAGTGACGCACACGCCATGCGCACTGCTGTGGGCCAACTTTGAGGCCTGCTCGGCCATGTGTTTGTAATGAATGAACCCGTTGATTTGGCTTGTGTAGGGTTGTGGTGTTTGCATGGTGTGCTCCTGTGTTGTTGATACTACTATGGTCAACTGGGGGTGAATTAAAATGGCGCGTCCTCTTCGTTGTCCGGATTGAACTTGGGTCTGCGCTGATCTTTGTGCTTGGGGTTTGGGAATGGGGGAAAGGGCCAATTTTTTGTCATGGTTTCATCACGTACAGTAAGTAGTAGAAAAACGGGCCACCAATGATGGCGGCCAGTATTGCGGCCTCGATTAGTTCGCGTAGGTATTTCATGATTTGAATGCCTTGTTGATTTGTTCGTACTCGTGCAGTGCCTCGTTCAGGTCGTTGCGTGTGCCGACGTTCTCTTCGCGTGTCATGTTGTCGCTGTGGTAGTCGAGCAAGTACTCGGCCATCTCATACAGTTGGCCAACTTTAAGCTTGGCCCACTGCTCTTGGGTGATTGTGATTGTCTTCATTGTTTTGCTCCTGTAAGGGTTTGTAATTCTGCGCTTGATACGATCTTGGTCTTGCCGTGTGTCCGAAGTGAAAACCGGACGGCCTGCAGATAAGTGCAGGGCACTGTCAGCGAGTACCACCGGTCATTAAACTCGTCGTGCCTGACCACAAAGTAGTCTTTTTTCCATGCTGTGCTTTTCATGCTGTCTTCTCCAATTCGGTTTCGATGACGTTGAAAATACGATCCAACTCGTCGTCACTTAAATCTAATTCACGGCCAATTAGTCCGTTGCCTGCGTCGATTCGCAGTATCTCGTATGCAATTTGCAAAATTGTGATTGTGTCTGATTCTGTCATGATGTGCTCCTTTTGGTTGGTGATACTACTATGGTCAACTGGGGGTGAATTGGCCTTTTAACTGTTTGATCAGTTTGACAAGGCCGGCCTTGTTGGGCTCGACGCATGGGGCCTGTATGTACTTGCCCGCGTAGTTGGTGCCCGACCACTTGTCATCGTGCTCGAACACAAAATCGTCGTACCCGAGAGCATTACGAATGCCCACGGCACTGGTGCCGAATTGCTCCATCAGGTCCGACACAAAAACGCGTCGGCCTGTTTCGATGTACTGGTCGAGCACGTATGCTCTGATCGCGTCTGCGTTTTTCATGATGCCATCCATTCGTCGTATGATTTTAGGGGCCTGCCCTCGTTGGTGATGTCACCACCTTTGCCGTTGTCAGCGCAGGCCAAGTAGATTTGATACTCTTGGTCGTTGGTGCCTCGGGCCTGTGTCTGCCAGTCCTGTGTGTACTCTAGTTCCATGGTGTGCTCCTGTTTGGTTGGTTGTACTACTATGGTCAACTGGGGGTGAATTACGCGCCTGCGCGCTGTTCGCTGAAACGTCGGGCCTTGTTGCCGTGGACGATGATCACTGGGCTTGCGCCTGTGCTTTTGGTTGTGCCGTTGCACGCGCCGCACGTGTCGCACAGTTTGCGCTTGCCACCCTCTTCTGAGGCAGGGCACACAAACTCGCGGTCTTGCAGGGTCTCTGTTGCCACACGAATGCGAAAATAACGCAGGCCACTTGCGCGCGCCTGCTGTGCCTCTTCCACTGTGTCCACCGACGCCATGGTCAGTTTGGCAATGTCAGCGCGATGTTCCATTGGCAGGGCCTCGTTGGCCCACTGGTGCGTATAACCTGTACGGCCTTGGGCCTGCGCTGTCAGGTCCTGCCACACGTAGGCAGGCACTGCGGCAGGGTCTCCGTACGTGCCAAGGCGCACCATGCGACCGGCCACCATTTGGCCTACATCAACTGGCGTCGCTGTAGGGTACTTGCCGGCCTGCATGGTCTTGAACACCACTGTTGGGCCTTGGGCCACGACCACGTAGCACGCGCCACCAAGCGATGGCCGGTGTTTGCAATTGCCGCAGATTGCGCTGTCTGCGCCTGTCTGCACTGCCAATGTAGGGCGCATGTCGTCGCGCAGAATGTAGGTCTGCACCATGTTGCCTGTCTTGCGGTTACTGGACCCGAGCAGGGCCACTGCGACGATCGGTGTGCCGTCGAGCAAAGAGGGTCCGCGGTAGATAACAAAGCCGGTAGGTTTTTTCATGGTTTTCTTCTGATTGGTTGGTGATACTGTTATGGTCAACTGGGGGTGAATTGATCTGCAATGGCCTGCACGCAGGCCATCACGCATCAATTTGCTTTTACGTAGTAACCCTGCACACGTGTGCGTGGTCCGCATTTGGCCGTGTCCAACTGCGTGCCGTTCACGATAGCGAACACGTGGCCGGTCTTGTTGATCACGATGCGGTCGTGTTTGGCACCATCTTCACGCATAAACTGGGCCAACGTTGGCCGGTCGTTGCGCCTGATGTAGATCAGGCCCTTGCTTGCGTAGGCCCTGATCACGTCCATGCGTGGCACACCATGCCGTGGCCTGCGACCGAATGAGGCCATGGTGGCATGCGCCTCGCTGTACGGCATGTCAAGCATGTGGACCAGTGCACGCACTGTGCAATCACGTGCCTCGGTGTTGTGCCGGCCGTCGGGAATAGTTCTGCTGAATCGAATCATGATGTGCTCCTTTTAGTAGAAAAAACCATTTTCGCGGTAGATGTGTCCACCGATTTCTTTGAGTATTGCCTCTAGTTTGGCCTTGTGGCATGTGTCGCACTTGATTGTCATGGTGGACCACTTGCGTGTGCCCTCATTCCAGTTAAACGCGACGTCGAATTCGACGGGGTAATACTGCGCTGTGGCGCGCATGCTTTGTGCGAATGTTTGTAGTTTGTCCATGGTTTGCTCCTGTTGATACTGATATGGTCAATTGGGGGTGAATTGATCTGCAATGCCCTGCACGCAGGGCATCACGCATCCATCACTTGCTCACTGCGTAGTAGCAGGTCAGGCCGTCGGCCTCTGCGCCCACGTATTCCATGCCGTCCTCGTTGGCAGGCATCCAGTCCGGAGACCGGTCGCAAAGGTACAGGTACGCGGCACTTTTTGCCGAATTGTTCGCACTGTAGTCGAACGGGTAACGCACTGGCTTGCTGAAATCGTCCATTCGCTGGACCATGAAATGCGCGCCACGTGTGTTTGTGGCCTGTACGTATGTTGTCTTGACTAAAACGATCATGATGTGCTCCTTTTGGTTGGTGATACTACTATGGTCAATTGGGGGTGAATTGATCTGCAATGGCCTGCACGCAGGCCATCACGCATCGATTAAACCTTGTCGAAAATGGCGCAGTCGCTGAAATTGCCGAGAATGCGCGTTTTGTATTGCTCGCCGTTGATCAGCACAATGTCGCCATTTTCCAGTGGCTTCATGCTTTGCAATCTGTCACGATGGGCAATGTCTGCCTCGCTGTAGTGGCCTTGCAGGCAGGCCGAATGTTGCAATGCCCAGTAGACGCCATCGTCTCGGGTCTTGTAACCTTGGTACAAGCTTGCGTCACTGTACATGCCACGCATGCGTGGCAAATTGATTGTGAACATGTTGTCGCGGTCGCCTGTGTGGCGTGATGGTGTGAGAGTTTGCATGGTGTGCTCCTGTTGGTTTGGGTTAAGTAGTCAACAGGCATTTGCCTGCTGATACTACTATGGTCATCTGGGGGTGAATTACTAGGGAAATGTTGTGCCACTAATAATTGGCAAAATGACGCTAGACAGGCCTCTAGCCCTCGCGTGCGCATGCTAATGAGAATCATTCGCATCTAGCCTGAATGAGAATCATTCGCGTTTAGCCTCACTGCCACGTTGGCATGGATCTTGCTTGGGCGCGACATGCAACATAGTGCATAGGCAAGCAGGTGACATGCAACATACTGCATGTTGGCATGAATCTTGCTATTAGCAATGTGCGTGCCATGCCTAGTTGGCATGCTTCTTGCTAGTCTAGCAAGGTTCGTGCCTACTTGGCCTGCATACTGTACTGGGTAGGGTATCGCGCTGAGTGGGTACTGTACTGGGTAGAGTATCGCGCTGAGTGGGTACTGTACTGGGTAGGGTATGCAGGCAACGTGGTACTATACCCCGTAGGGTATGCTGATATACCCCGTAGGGTATGAGGGGGTGTTGTTTTTTAGCGACACCCCATTTAGGGTCCCATCCGACAACCGGGGCGGGGGGCCCCTACAGCCAGCAAGTTTTTGCAATTTCCGTATATTTTTACAAAACCCCTACTTTGTTAACATTTATGTGCACATATACCCCCGGGAGTATATAGACCCTACTGCTGACGTGGTTATTTGTGACGGCGCTCGGTACTCATTTTTCAAATTGAATACCTTAGTACTCATGTTGTTCAGGGTGTTCAGGTTGTCGGGGTCATATATCTATTTTTGATTTTTTTTTTTTTTTTTTTTTTTTTTAAAAATAAATAAATAAGTATGAACACCCTGAACACCCTGAACAAAACACCGATTTTTGGGTCATATACCCCCCACACTGGAATAGGGCGAAACCCTAGTAAGTTATGGGTAATTAGGGTTAGACATGGGAATCGATGCACGAACACCCATCCCTACCACTGCCGGATGGCAGTTAGCAAGGTTTATCAGCCCGGGGGATGAGGTTTTTGATTACACAGGCCTGCCAGTCAAAGTTGTTTCTGTCCAAGAGTACACGCCGGTTGCGTGTCATAAGATCTGGACCAAGGACGGCTTGACGTTGGTGGTGGATAGACGCACGGGTATTCCCGTGTACGACAGCAAGGCATTCCTTACACTGTCCAAGTGGGGACGCAAACGTCCAAGCCGCGAGGAGTACGTTCTCCCTATCTACGCGCCACAGAATTTAGCCAACATAGACACGGGCTGGTGCAGGATGCCAACCTGCTACCCCATCAAACCCACAGCCAAGCCTTACCCCATCCACCCCTACGAACTAGGCATGTGGGTAGGTGACCCGCACAGAGACAAGCGCACCAAGATGGTGTCTAGGCTCATTGAGGCGTACGGCAAACTACCAGACCACATTCCAGAAGAGTACATGTTCGGATCGTTCGAGCAACGCTTGGCTATACTCCGGGGGGTATGTGCGTCCCGTCCAAAGTGCCACAGCCGCATCTCGGCTAAGTTCCGGTTCAACTTCAACAGCCTGCGTTTGTTCAGGTCGGTACACAACCTGACGGAGTCACTTGGAATCAGGACGGAAATCTCTAAGGACCAAACCAAATACCACATGGTTTTCAGGACCAACCTCAAACTGATCGACGACCAACTTCCAGTGCGCCGCCCTCACTACGAGGAGATGCGCAGGATCTTGGAGGTTACCGAGGTTGACATTCGTCCCTGCGTGCACATCAAGACCGCAGACCCTAACAACACATTCCTAGTGAGCGAAGGGTACCTGACAGTATGCCTATGAACGAAGCACAGCAAAAACTGTTAAAGCAGTTTGCCGAGCAGAACAAGGGCTGGCCCAAGGAGCAACTGGACTTGGCCCTGTGGCGTGTAAGGTGGGAGTTAACTGCACTGCCACACCAGCAAGAGCCGGAGGACGGCGAGTATGACACGTTCTTGCTCCTAGCGGGGCGAGGTTCGGGCAAGACGCACACGGCGTCCAACTGGTTAGGGCTCCGTGCGGCGATCTACGACAAGACCCGCTGGTTGGTCACGGCGCCAACGTCCAACGACATTCGCGCAACCTGCTTCGAGGGTGACTCGGGGCTACTGAACATCATCCCCTCCTCGCTGATCAAGGACTACAACAAGTCGCTGTTTGAGTTGACGCTGAAGAACGGTAGCATGATCCGCGGCATCCCGGCGTCTGAGCCAGAGCGTTTTCGTGGTACGCAGTGGCACGGCATGTGGGCCGACGAGTTGTGCGCGTTCGAGTACATCGACGACGCGTACGACCAGATCCAGTTCACGTTGCGTCTGACTGACCCGCGCATCAAGAGGGTGCAGTCGATCATCACCACCACACCCAAACCGCTAGAACTAATCACAGACCTGAACGAGGGCAAGGTCGGCGGTGACGTGTACGTCAGCCGCGCGTCATCTTACGACAACAGGTCAAACCTCTCTAGCACGTTCTTCAAGCAACTGGAAGCCTACGAGGGCACAGACTTGGGAAGGCAAGAGATCTACGGCGAGATCTTGGACCCCGAGAACGCGGGTATTGTCAAGCGTAAGTGGTTTCGCAACTGGCCGGCGCAGAAACCAACGCCGACTTTGGAGTACGTGCTGGTGTCATACGACCCAGCCACGTCGGAGAAGACACACAACGACCCAACCGCGTGTATTGCGCTGGGTGTGTTCGAGCAAGAAGACTTCGCAACAAGTTGCATTTTGCTGGACGCGTGGGACAACCACCTGTCCTATCCGGAGTTACGCCGCAAAGTCATCGAGGATTACAAGGAGGTTGTGTACGGCGCGGACAACACATTCGCAAAGGGCAAGAAAACGGACCTGATTTTGATGGAAGACAAGTCAGCAGGCATCTCCCTCATCCAAGAATTGCAAGCCGCGCACCTGCCAGTGAGGTCTTACAACCCCGGCCGCGCCGACAAGGTGCAAAGGATGAACATTGTGGCGCCGCTGATTGCAAAGGGCCGGGTGTACGTGCCAGAAGACCCCGATAACCCGGGCGAGGTAGCCCCGTGGGCCAAGCGTTTCATTCGTCAGGTGTGTTCTTTCCCCGAAGCGAAGGGCCACGACGACTACGTTGACGCACTTTCACAGGCTTTGCGCGTTCTAAGGGACTCAGGATGGCTCCAGTTGGACCCACTGCCGTCAAGAAGTTACGACCACGCGGACGACATCGCGCGAAACAGGGTAAATAACCCCTACGCCGCGTGATTTTCGGGCATTTTGACCCGTATTTATGGGTGATTGGTTATAGGAGGCCCCCTGAATGCACAGTTCATCGCACGCAAAAGAGATTAGGCAGTGTGGTTGTCAGATGTGTCGCTACATTCGAGGAAGAAGCGAGTCATTTTCTGTTTGGGGCAAGGTCAGAGCAGGGTATCGTA